AGGAGTTCCGCCGCATAGACTGAAAGCAACTCGCCGTAGGACGTGGCCACCGCTTCCTCGGTCGGCCCGGCGCCGGCGGCGCCGTCGTTGATCCACACCATCCATTCGTTCGTCACCGCGTGGGCCAGCGTTTGATCGGCCAGACCGCTGGCCGAGAGATCGGTGTCGGCGTTATCCAAATTGATAACCATCCCCAAATCGGCGTCCACCAGGTCGGTCACCGGGTAGTCCGCGTGCAGCGTCCCGTGAAATACATAGCCGTTCGGGCCGGCGCCGGGCCAGCCGCGGATGCGCTCGGGCGTATAAGTGCCGCCGTTGGAACGGTTCAGGATCCAGTTGCTCGTCACGCTGTTCGGCCGCGCGGCGAGAAACAGCAGCCGCTCGCTGCGCGTGTTGCGCGAGCCGCCTTCCATGATGAACGGCATTTCCATCGCCGCCTGGTCCTCGATCTTCTCCAGCGCCAGCTCCAATTCCGCCGGCGGATCCACCAGCGCCGGCTCGGCGAACAGCGCATTGAGAATCCCGCGGTCCACCGTGAAGCTCACCTCGATCTCCGGCCGCGCGGGCGATCGCCGCGAGACCTCCGTCGCGCGGCAGAGCAGGTTGCACAGGCTGTAATGCCCGTGGCTCCAGCGGAACACGTCCCCCGCGCGCAGGTCGGCCGCGCGCGATCGCCGCAGCAGCAGCGTGCCCTTGCCCTCGGGCAGCCCCAGCCGCGAGGCCGTCACCACCGCGAGCACCGCGGCATAACGCTGCCGCGTGATCCAGGGCCGGTCGAGCGTCTTCACCTTCGGCGAGCCGGTGATCTGCCGGTTGGCGCCGCTCTCCCCCGTCGCCGGCTCGGTCTGAAAATCGTTGTCCCGGTTGGTGAAGTTGCAGTTGACCAGGTTGAAGGTCTCCTGCCAGTTGCCGGGATTCCATTTCGGAGGCGCGAGCAGATCGCTTTCATCAAACGTCGGAATGTCCTCGGCAGCCAGCGTCTCGCGCGCGAAATCGAGCGTCAGCAGCCCGCCCCGGGTCCGGCGCAGGAAACCGTCGAAGTAATCACACAGCTCGCCGAGTATCTGCCGCAGGCTTTGCGTGCGCACGATCTTGGGGGAAACCGAGATGCAGCCGGCGGCGAACAGCGCGGCGATCTCGTTCAGCGCGTCCGTGTCCAGCCGGCTCTCATCGAGGCCCAGCCCGGCGCGCGGGTTCTGCCACAGGTCCGCGAGCAGCGCCACCGGGTTGCAGTCATCATTCTGGTTCGAGGGGCTCGTCAGCCAGTCGATCTCGGGATAGCGCCCCGCCACCACCTCGATGTTCCCCACGCTCTGGGTGCTCTGGCCCAGGTAGAATTGCTCGAACACAATATACGCCTGGCCGCGATAGGCCGGATGCGCCTGGCCGCTGCTCGCCAGCAACGGATCCACGTCCTGCGTCTCCGTGCCCCAGTAAAGCGTCGCATCGCCGCGGCCCTCGATCGTGAATGTGACCGAATCCTCCGCTCCGCGCTCGAGGCCTTCGTCGCCTTCACTCGGCCAGATTCTCTCGTCGTTGTAGTACAGCGCCGACAGGAAATCCAGCGGCCCATGCCCGATGAGACCGGCGAAGGATGCGTGGTAATCCTTCTGCGAACTCGAATTGGAATGGCCGCCCATGGCTTATTTCTTCCCTTCCCGTGCGCTGTCCGTCACCACCACGTCGAACAGGTCGCACAGCCAGATCAGCTCCACGCGCTGGGTGCCAGCCATGTAGTTGACCGGACGACCCTGCTCATTCGAGGACAGGCGGTCCTCCTTCAAGTTGCCGAGCTTGGGATCCGGCCGCGGTTGCTTGGAATTTCCAAAAGCCATGCGTCAGGTTCCGAGTTCCGCGTTCAGGGGCCGATAAATCGCGGTCACGCGCCGACGCCAGGTCGGGTCCGACAGCGTGTAAAGCCGCGCGTAGTACGGGTGGAAAGTCTGGATGAAACTCCGGTCCCCGATCATCACGCCCACGTGATGGCTCACCCTTGCGACCCGCAGGCAAAGCAGATCCCCCGGCTCCACCGGCAATGCAATCGCCGCCGTTCTGGTACCGCAATCGCGGCAGCCCGCAGCGCCGGCTTCCAGCACGGCGTGCTCGCCCGACCAAATCTTTCCGAATAACGGCTCGGCCTCCAGCCACGCCTGCACCTTGGATTCATTGATTGAGTTGCCCTCCGCGAGCGAGTACTCGGGAAATGGCCTCAGCCCATCGAAACCAGCCTCCGCATAAATGCCGCGAGCGAGCGAGACGCAATCGGCGCCGATTCCTTTTAGCTGGGCCTTGGCGTGGAAGGGCGTGCCTTCCCAGGCGGCCGCGGCGGCGCGCAAGGCGTCCAGGCGCTCAGCCGTGGTGAAGAAAGCCGCGTTCACTTCTTCCCTCCCGGAGTCGCCACCGGCAATGCCGCCAGCGTCAGGTTGTGCCGCGGCACGAACGGATGCCCCCCGTAGTTTTCCGGGTAGTTCGAAAACTTGTTGTCGCAATGGTCCGTCGTCTTGTTGCAACCCGGATAAATCTTCACCGATTGGCTCACGGCCGCATAGCGCAGCGGCGCCATCAGCCACAGCTCGAGCCCGGCGCCGGCGTCGCTGCTTTTCAGGATTCCCGCGATCTCGAAGCTCGTCCCGCTCCCCGTCTGCAGCCGGCCCAGCGCGTACCAATTCGCATCCACGCCGGCGCCCCCTGCCAGCGTCACCTTGTGCCCGTCGAGCGCGGAGATCGTCGTCGTCACCGCGAAGTCCTCGGGCTCCACTTTGCAAGTGCGCGGGTCGCCCCAATTGTAGTTGCAGCGCCGCTGCACAACCATGCCCGGGATCGCTGTGCCCAGCGCATCGAGCAGCGACGCGCACTTCGCCTTCACCCCGCGGCCGTCCAGGTCGGGATCGAGCACCTGGCCGGTGAACAGCACCTCGGCGTCATCGAGCGCCGAATAATCCGCCTCGAGGATTTCCACAAACAGCCGCTTCGCCGGCGGCAGCGACGAGAACAGCACGAACGGGCCGCCCGTCTCGAACACCGCCTCGATCGTGACGTCTTCACGGTCCCCGCGCAGCGAATCGCGCAACGCCCCATGGTTGATGTTGGCGGCGCTGAAGGTGTTCCCGTCACTCACCAGGTCCTCCTGGAAGCTCGTGTAACGCCAGTGCGTGACACTCGCGCCCCAGTCGATCCAGAAGTGGTACAAGTAAACGGGCCTAAGACCAGTCTCGACCGAAGCGTATTCCTCCGGCAGTTCCACCACCTTGATCGCCCGGCTTTGAGTCCCCTCGGTGAGCGCCGTGAATTCCTCTTCGGCGCTCGCGAGCCGGACATAGTGCAGCCGGTGCGCCGTCCACGTCGCGTCCACCGCGGTCCCCATGGCCCCCGTCACCGTGATCCGTTCGCGGCCGTTGCCCAGGTCCGTCACCGCCGAGATCTGCGCCGCCTGCGCGCTCGAGCCTTCCTTCGTGAAATACACGAAGGCCCCGGATGGATGCGCTTGCCAGGATTCGGCCAGGCCCTGGTCCGTGATTTCGAACTGGGTCGAGCTGACCCCGGCAACGATCTCGAAGGCGATCTGCGGCCCCGGCAGCCAGAAGCCGGTCAGATTCCCGAACAACGCGTCAAAGAAATCCTCGATCGTCTGGATCTCGGCATCCGTCGTGGGCTGGAGATTGAAGCTGAAACCCTGGAGCAAATTGCTCTGCGTGGCCGCATAGCTCGGACGTCCGAAACCCTTCTGGATTTCGCGCAAGTCGTACAGCCAGGTGGGCGCCGGCGCCCCCGCCCAATTGATGGGAAACTCGAACACCGGTCGCGAGAGATAGGTCATACCGTGATCGCGATCGCGTATTTGACCGAGAGGTAGTAGCGCAAGCGCTGCAACTGGACGTCGGTGAGCTGGGCGTCATAAACGAGCAGTTCCGCGACGTCGCCATCACGAGTCATACCCAAGTTGATCTCGGAGATGGTTTGAGGTGCCGACGCTCCGGTTGTGATCAACGAAACGTCATTGGTCTTCAGTTTGTTGGTGTCGCTTGGGCTGCTCGATCCTCCCGCGGACCAGGTCACGACTTGCCAGCTGTTGTAAGGGAACTCCGCGTTTCCAACCTGGGTTGCGCTCCCGTAAAAGCCGCGCAATGACACGGGTGTTGGAAACCCTTGGGTCATGCGGAGCCAACCTGTGGTGAACGGCGTGCATCCAACCAATTGGTTATTTGTCGGGGATTGTTCCGAAACCTTCCGGCACACAATTGCAACTGTCAGACCACCAGTAGTGACATTGATGCTGTTCGACGCCAGTTGGCATGTGCTGTCCCCCCAGCTCAGTATGGGCTTGCCGTTCAATCCGCTGGCCACATAGACAGGCTGGTCCGTTGAGATTCCAGCTCCGCCAATGGATCTCCGTTGAACCAGGTGCCAACCGTTCCCGCTGAAATCCGTGATCGAAGTCGGCGCCGAGGTTGATGGCAAGTACCAGCCAAGGAGGTTGGCCGTTGGCGGACCATCGCAAACGTAGAGCATCCCCGGCGACGACGCCCCCGAAGGCACGGGACAGGAAGCGCTCGAGCTGATGACGGCATCCGCCGCGGCGGCCGGCTCGGTGAAATGGACGGTGAGCGTGAGGACCTCAGGCGTGATTGCGCGGCCATTGTCGGCAATGATCCGCCCGAACAGCAGCGGCCAGAACATTTCGCCCGCCGCCCAGGTCCTCGAAGGCGCGGCGTGGAGCGTGAGCGTATTGCCGGCCACGCCGTCCACGAGGATCGATTCGCTGAAGCCCGTGTCCGGATCGCGGAAAAAGACATAGTCGCCGATCGCAAAGCGAAACGCGCCGGTGAAGAGCAGCGTGGTCGTCGAGCAATTGGCGGAGAGCAACTGGCCCCGGCTCCAGAATGGAACCGCGGTGCGGCCGGACTTGAGTCCGGCCTGCAGGCGCGGCAGAAAATCCTCGCGCTCGACTACGCTGAAAAATGTGAGCTGGTACTCCAGCGAACGAAACGCCCGCCGCGCATTCGCCTGCCGGTCCTCGGCCCCCGTGATGCCGCCGGCCGTCGAAGTCTGCCAGCGCCGGCCGCCGCGGGGTCGGTTGATCCAATCCGGCGGATGGGGCAACAGGACGTGATTGGCGACCAGGGTCATGTGCGGTGTCCCAGTTCGATCTTCGCGCCGTTGACGTGCTGAATGACGATCCGTTCGCCTGCCCGCGAGGAGAGAAACTCCTCCAGCTCCTTCGGGTCTTTCAGGATCGCCACATGCACCGGCGCCGCCCCCACGTTGATGGCTCCCGGCGAAAGCCCCCCGCCGAGCGCCCCGCCCGCCGGCAGCGAAAGCGAGTTGATCGAGTCCACGAAACTCCGACCGCCGTAATGCTTCAGCGCGCGGTTCGTGATGATCCCTTCCGGGCCTTCCTCGCCCACGATCGCCAGCGATGCGAGCCCCGGCGTGACACCGCCCTCCGCGAAAGCCGCCAGCGATTGTCCCAGCACCAGCCCCTGCGCCAGCGCGATCGCACCCGGCGCGGCCGCCGCGGCGCCGCCATAACTCGAAATCGTCGCCAGCGTCGCCGGCGTCGCCCAGATGGCCGAGAGCGAGGCCGCCATCGCCGCGTTCGTTGCCAGCGCCGCCGCCTGGATTGACCGCCCGAAAAGGAACATCACCAGTTGCGTCGAGACCCAGCGCACCCCCATCTGCACGATCGCATTCACCACCGAGGTCAGGATGTTCACCCCGATCTCCCGCAACGCCGCCCCCCAGTCGCCGGTTTTGACGATCAGGTTCGTGATGCTCCCGCTGATCGAGCTGATCGCGTCGTTGAAGGTGTTCGCGAAGGAGCTGCTCACCTGCTGCGCCCAGGTGCCCCATTGATCCTGAAGCTTGGTCAGCGTCGCCGACCACTGCTGCCCGAAGCTAGACGGGTCCGGGCCCAGTCCCGGCACCGGGCCGCCCAATCCTTGCAGCGCCCGATCGCGTTCCAGCAGCGTTTTTCGCTCGGCGAACTTGTTCGCCTCCGAGCGCGTGAAGTCCGCGTTGAGCTGCACCAGGCTTTCCTGGATGTCCCGCCGCTCGGCCTCGATGCGCTGCCGGCGTCCATCGGCCTCGATCCGGGCGCGGTTGGTTTCCCGCTTCACATCTGAGTTGGCCTGCTCGATGCGCAGCCCGATCACCGCGTTGTTGAGCTTGAACAATTCCGCATTCGTCGCTCCGGCGCCGACCGCTTCGAGTAATTTCACGCGCGCCTGTTCGAGCTGCTTATCGAGCAGCTCGATCTCCTCGCGCGACTCCTGCTCGGTGAGTTCGAGCTTGAGCGCCAGATACTCCTCCAGGCCGCGGCGTTGCTCGGCGAAGGCGGTTTCGTTTTCCGCCTCCGCCTTGGACTTCAGCAGTTGAGAATGCTTGGACCGCAGCTCCAATTCCCGAAGCTCCGCCTCGCGCGCGGCCGCGATCTCCTTGGGGTCCACGGCAATCGCCGACACGCGGGCCGGCATCAGCTCACGCACCATCTTGGCCACCTTGGTAAGTTGGCCGAGCAATCCGCTGGAGGACAACCCGGCGGCATCCAGCTTGGCGATCAAGTCCGAAAGCGCCGCGCGGTTCTCCGGTGACAGCCGGCCGGCGGCCGCGAGTTCATCGGCCGTTTTGAGAATTTGTTCGCGCAGCCCGGCGATCTGCGCGGCCGCGCGCTCTTGTGAGCCATCGAGGCCGGCCACGGCCTTCCAGGCGCGCCAGGCTTCCACCGCGGTCCATGTCCCTGCCGCCAGCGCGGCAATGATCAGATTCGTCTTACCGATGGCCGTGCCGGCTGCGAGCATCAGCGAGGGAATCAACTGGAACGCCGCCACCATGTCTTTGGCGGAGCCGATCGCCTTCGCTCCGAAAGCCAGTACGGTCGCCGCCGTGGCCGCGTTCATCGCCACCCGGTAGGCCGTCAGCGCCACCCCGGCGATCAACAGCGTGGCGGCCAGATCCTTCGCCACCGCGATCCCTTCCCGGTGGGCCGCGATCCACTGGCGCATTTCAACGATCGTGTCCGTGATGCCCTTGGCCATCCGCAACAGGTCGGGCAGAAGCTGGCGGGCGATCTCCAGTGCCACGCCCTGCGCAGCGAATTTGATCTTGTCCAGCTCGTCGCCGAAATGGTCCGCCGACTTGGCCATGTTCTTGTCGATCAGCACCCCGAGCCGTTCGGTCTCCGATCGCATCGCCTCCAGGCCCAATCGCCCGTCGTTGAGCATTGGGATCAGGTCCAGCCCGCTCTTGCCGAAGAGTTTCACCGCCGCGTTGGCTTTCTCGGCGCCATCCGGCATCGCGGCGAACTTGTCAGCCACGTCGCCCATCACGTCGCCCAGCGCCCGGAGTGACCCATCCTGCGCGCGCGCGTTGATGCCCAGATCGCGGAAGACTTCGCTGCTCGCCGCCATCTGCTGGCCAAGGGTTTTGTAGCCGAGCTGGAGCTGGCGCAGTTCCACGTCGCCCAGCTTGGCGGCGACCACGTTCGCGGACAGTTCCTCCGTCAGTTCCCCGGTCTTCTGCGAGAGCTTGCCCACCTGGTCCGCGTTCTCGAGCGCGGTTTTGCCGAGCACCGCCAGACCGGCGCCACCCAATGCCGGCAGCGCGATCCGCGCGAGGCTCGTCAGTCCGGCCTGCAGGCGCGCCAGCCCCGTTTGCACGCTCCCCATGCCGAGCAGCGACAGCCGGATTTTGATTTCGTTCTCAGTCATGATCAGCGTTCGTCGAGCTGCCGTTCCAGGCTGCCGATGAAATCTTTCAGGCTGCTATTGCCCGATTTGCCGAAGCAATGGCCGATTGCCGCGACGACGCCCATGGCGCCATGTGCGGCCGCCGCAATCGTTTGCTGCCGGTCACGCCGCCCCACCGCGGCGGCCAGGAGCTTGAGCTGCGCGATCGAATGCTTTCGCGCGGCCGCCAGGCTCAGGCCGCAGGCGATGGCGAGGTCGGCGAGGTCGTCGGCAAAGGTCCCGGCGGAAGCTTTTCGCGGAGGATTTTTTCCACGGCGCCGGCGAGCACCTGGTTGACCCGCGGCGAGTTGGTCCGTTCCATCATCTGGATCCGGCTTGCGGCCCAATCCAGAAAAAAATCCGCGTTGAGCCGGTTGCCCTCCTTGAGCACCAGGTTTTGCGACACCGCCGTCAGTTTGCGGGCCCAGCCAACGGGCCGGTTGCAAAAGATTTCGATCCGTCGCAGGTCATTATCGATCGACTCCAGCAGCGCGGGATACTTGTCCACGTCGAGCTGCAGGATCGCGACATCCTCAGAGGTTGAATCCTTGAGGAGCATCTTCGCGGCGATTGAACCAAACAGCGTCTCTTCAGCGGTGGGGCCAGGAGTTGCGACGGGAATGGGGTTCATGATTTCGTAATTCGTAAATCGCAATTCGTAATTTCCGGCTGGGTGGCCATGTACTCCATCAGCGTCAGCCCGAGATGCTTCGCGACGGATTGCCTCAGCGAAAGCACCTGTGCGCGCAAGGTGTGCAGTTCCGCTTGCCGGCGCATATCCAGATCAAAGAGCAGGTTGATCTGGGTCATGGTGAAATGCCCCTTCATGACCCCTCGGGAGCCGGCAGGGAACCGTTTACCCTCACGGCCCGCCCGGCGCCCCGCGGCATTGCGGTTTCCAAACGAGCCAGCCATAAGTCATCGCACCGCTCGCAAGCCCGCCCGGCGTCAAAGATCAGCCTGAGCGTACCGCTGGGAATGCGCCCAATCAGCCCGGCCGACTCCAGCCCGGCGATGGTGGCATTGAAAAAATGCTGAGCCTTCATTCGCGTCGCCCAGGTAGGACAGGCGTCTCGCCTGTCATCCATCTGGCAAATCGTCAGCTCCCGCCCGCGGTCGCTGAGTCGCCCGCGACCGCCGGAGTGCCGGGTACCGTCCCGGCCGGCGCTGACCCGGTGGACTGCTCCCACTCCGGACCTTTGAACGCGACGCCCGAGCGGATCGCGTCAATCCGGCCGATGAGGTTCGATTGCCGTTCCACGCTGATCTCCCCGGTGGACACCAGGGCCGCGATGGTCGGCATGGTTTTTTCCAAGAGGCCGACCAATCCATCGGCGACGGCGAGCATGGTTAGCGGATCAACGGGTATCATGGCGGCTCCTTCAGTGTTCGATTGGCGGCGAGATGCCGCGTGGCTTCGCGTACAAGCTGGCGTATGACATCGAGCGAGGCTTGCAGGGCGCTCTTGGCCCCGGGACTCGGGTTGGCCTGGTAGGCATCGCGCAGTGCCACGGCGCTGGCAAAATAGCGCGGTGCATTCTTGCGCACGCTGTCCGCGAAACTCCTGATCTCCGGCGTGTCCGACAGCAATTGCCGGTTTTGGTACTCCCACGTCACGAACGTATGCAGCACGTCGTAGCTCGTGACCGTTGTCTGGTCGTAGTCGTATAGCACCTTGTCCCCGGCGTAGGCGCCGGCGGGATCCAGGTGCCCGCAGCCGCTCGGACCAAAGGCGGCCAGGCCGATGACCAGCAGCGCGAAAATGATGAGGGTGGATTTGAACAGTTTCATGTGTCGGGTGGTTTGGTGAAGGCGCGCGGGTCGGTATCTGAAAGGTTCTCCACCGGATGCTTCGCGAGATAGAGCTGCCCGTCCTTGGCGACCGCCATGGCCACGAACATCAACGTCTGTTGCCAGGTCAGCTCCATCGCCAGCCCGACGATCCCGGTGAACAGCCCGGAGAGCATCGAGATCAGCAATCCCATTTTCCATTTCTTCCAGTTCATGGCCGTTGATTCATGCGCACGCGTTCGAGCGTGAGCTTCACGTCGTTGATCGCCGTGAGGATCTCGATGTATTGCTTGCTCGTCGTGTCCTTGACTTCCTTGGCCGTGACCGAGAGCTGGCTGACCTGGAGCTGCATCGCGGCGAGCCGGTCAATCTGGGCTTGGAGCAGATCGGCCCGCTCCCGCTCGTAGCGCGCCGTTTCGAGATAGAGCGAGAACCGCGCCTCGACCGGCTTGACCCTTTCCTCGGCGATGTCCCGCACGTAGGCGCGGGTTGCGAAAACGCATAGCGCCAGGATGACCGGAGTGACCAATGAGGAGACGCCCACCATGACGCGGTACCAATGTGTCTGCCATCGGTATTCGGATTCGCTGTCTGGATTGTCGCTGGGCAAAACAAGTTACGGTTGGGCTGTTGTTGGTTCGGTGTCCCGGCTTAGCCGCTGCTCAGCGGCGCCGTTCCCGCCGGCGAGGTGTCGAACGATCCGGCCGTCACCGATTGCGGCGTCGGCGCGGCTGCGTCAAACGCCTGCGCCGCGAGCGATTGCACAGTCGGCGGTGTTGAGTCGAACGCCTGGCTGGCGAGCGAAACCCCTCCTGCAGGTGAAGTGTCCATGATGGTTGGGAGCTGAGCGTTGAATGTTGAATGTTTCCCGCTTACACGACGTACACCGTGTTGAGCGCATTCCGGGCGATCGAGAATTCCAGCTCCGGCTTGATGAAATCGCGGGCGTCCATCTTGAGCGGGCTGGACATCCGCAGCACGCCCCAGAAATCCCCGCACGCGCGCAGCGTGTCGGTGTTGTCCAGGTGCATGGTCTTGAGCCAGCCCTTGAAGGCGCCCACGCCCGACTGCGGGTTGAACTGGGTTGCGCCGCTGGTGACCGGGTCGCCGGCCAGTGACAGCGCGACCGTCTGGTCGATGAGCTGGTTGAGCTTGAACTTGATCATCGGCTTCGCGAAGGGCGGCAGGTCCACGTCCGATGCGAGCTGTCCCTGGATCGCGATGATCCGTTCCATGTTCGCCTCCGCGCGGGGATCGTATTCCGGGCTGTCCTCCACGTCGCCGAGGTTCAGCCAGTTGCTGGCGGTGGCCATCGGCTTGATCGAGGAGCTGACGGTACCGGATTGCACCACCGAGCCGCCGGTGTCGGCCGTGGAGGACTCCGAGGCCGTGTCCGTCACCTCGGCATAGGTGAAAGTCGTCGTCGTCGGCACCGACAGCACTGTGACGGTACCGTTATAGGAAGCCGCCAGGGCGCCACCGACGCCGGACACCACCACCGAGGCGCCGACAAAGAGGCCGTGCGCCGAGGCGGTGGTCAGCGTGACGACGGTCGCGCTCTTGGCGCGGAAAGTAGTGGCGACCGTGGTACCGGCGATCGTCACGGCGGTGAGCGCAAAGCGGATGTGGGAAGTGAGGGCGAGGGCGGCGGCGGCGGCGAGGGACATAATTGTTTTGTGGGGTTAGAGCTGGGCCTGTTTCTGGAAATAGAGGATGTAACTCAGGAGGCCAGGATCGCTGGGATCCACCTCCAGTGCTTTGTCGGCGATCTTGAAGGCGTCATTGGGTTCGGTCGTCCGGACCGTGAGCGCCGCGATCGCGTCCTTGATCAGCGTGTGGACGTTCTTGGTCGCGCGCTCCGGATTGGTTTCGATCCGCACCCCCACACCGACATCGAGCATGGTCTTGCCCGGCGCGCGCCCGATGGTCTCCGCATCGAGGATTGGAAAGATCGTGACCGCGTGCCCGTTGTCGCGCAGCGCGATCTCGGTCACCTGGTCCTCGTTCGCCCGGATGATTCCCGCCGTCTGGCTGGTTGTGCCCAGGTTGGTGCCGTCATTCGGGTAGGTGAACGCGGTCGCGCTGGTCACCGTGACCGTCGCCTCGGCCGTGTTGAAATTCGCCTGGCTGATCCCCGTCACCTGCACCTTGGCCCCGGTGATAAGCCGGTGCGGGGCACCCGTGACGATCGTGGCCACATTCGAGGACCTCGCCACCGTCGCCGTCGCCACCAGGATAAGGACCGCGCCCAGCAGGACTGATTCGCCCGCGAAGGTTGCGTGCGCTGCGATCAGATCGCGCGCCGAGCTGGTGACATTGGCGAACAGAATCATTGGAGGCGCGCGGCGATCGCGTTCTTGCGGAGTTTCTCGATCACGTAGCGGTTGACATCGGTGGTCGTATCGCGCAGCGCCAGCGCAATGGCCGCACTGGCGCGCGGTTTCGAGAGACCGGTCGTCGCCGAGGCCTGCAGCTCCGAGCGGCTTGGATCCCATTGCAGCGTCAGCGTGTCGCCGCTGGCATTGAGTCCGAGCGCCGATAGGAACGGGCCGTATTTGCTCTTGGCGAATTGCTGGCGGCCGATCTGTTTGGGGTAGCGCGAGGAGATCGAAAGGAAGCCGCGGCCCTGCTCGCGCAGGTTGAGTTCCCGCTCCACCATGAGCTGCTGCAGGTTGCGTCGGATTCCCAGCCCGCCCTCCTTCGCAAACGCCAGGCCTTGGAGATAATTCGTGCGGTTACCTGCCAGCTTGCCTCGCGCTATGAGCGTGGTCTTGCGCGTGGCGATGTCCGTCGCCACTCCATACTTCGTCAGAATCGCCTGCCGCACCTTTTCACGGACGTGCACGCCAAGGCCTCGCCGGCTGCCGGCGCGACGGCCGACCCCCTGGGCGAGCAGCGCCAGGCGTTGCGCGCGGACCTGCCCCTTGGCCGGCATGAGCGTACGCAGCCGGTTCCTGAGAAAGCCCGTGAGATTGCCCCCCTGCTTGAGCAACACCTCTTCCGGCGTCTTCCCGGACAGTTCGCGGTACCGCTTCAGCGCATTGTTGAGCTGCGCCACCTCGATCTCCGCGCTAAGTGTAGGAGCCTTGGCCATTAGACGGTGTCGCAGCGGCAAGGGCAGACCAGTCCGTCGAGCGGCAGGACCAGCGCGATGCGATGGCTCTGGCCGTTGGCGTCGGTGAAGCTCTCGCCTTTGCGGGGCAGCGGAGTTACTGCAGTAATCGGGATCTCGATCATCGAGGCCCGCTCCGGATCGAAGTTAATCTCCAGCTTGCGCTTGGTCCGTTCGAGCTTGCGGTCCACCAGCCCCGTCACGGGCATGTCGCCGCTCGCGCGTTTCAGCGTGAGCGTCTCCCCGTTGGTTGCCAGGAGTTCCCGGAAACCTTCGAGCAGTGCGTCATTGGCGGCCGACATGGGAGCGTGAATCGTGGAACGTGAATCTTGAGAGCCGGCGTCGTCAGAACCCGGATCGCGTGGTCGCCTTAAACACCAGGTTGGTGCCCACCACAGTCGCGTGCGTGTTGCTGATGCTGCCGAGCATCAGGAATGGCGGCGCATTGGTGATCGGTTGAAGCCAGTAGATCGGGTTCGTCCCGTTGCCGGCCACCGTGATGACCTGGTAATTCGTGATCCACAGCGCCCCGTCAACGCTCGCACTCAGCGAGAAATTGAAGTTGCTCGTGCTCGCGGCCATGTATTTCACGGTACCGCCGAGCCAGACATCCTTCGTGCGGGTCGTGATGATGGCCCCGCTGGTTGCCGTGAACGTCGTGCTCGTGGTCCCGGCGCCGATGATGTTCGTTTGGGTGCCGATCAGGCCGCCGACGTTATTGATGTCCGTCGCCTGCGCCGGCGGCGGCGCGGCGAGGCAGAATGCCAACAGAGTCCCGACCAGGAAGAGGCCGAGGAGCTTCGGTTTCATGAGGATCGAATCGAGGAGTGAGTTTTTGGTTTTCATGGATGATTTCGAGTGGGTCGTTGTGGTTGTGGTAGTGCTGTGCTTGTTGACGATGAGTTACTTCTTCTTGGCTGGTTTCGCCGGTGGGGTTGCCGCCGGCGCGGGTGCAGTCTCCGGCGCAGCCGTCGTTTCAGCGGGAGCCGGAACTGTCGCAGGATCCGCGGCATTCGTTTCACCCGCGGCCGGAATTGTTGCAGGAGCGGGCGCCGGTCCTGGGACCGCCGCCGTCCCGGCGGCATTCCCCTTCTGCTCGAGCACCGCCGTTTCCTTGGCCAGTCGTTTCTCTTCGCCCTTGGCCTTGGCCTCGACTTCCTCCGGCGAGAGGACCTTGAACGTCTTGACCTCCCCGCGATCGGACTCCCAAAGTTGGATCTCGCCAAACTCGGGATGCGATTTCGGGTACTGCCGCTGGAAATCCTTGAACGCCTCGCGTTGCTCGACGATGGGAGTTTCCGGCCCGAGGACGAGTTCGAAGCCGGTCTGCCCGTGTCGCCGGGCCATCAGAATCGCGGTGCGCATAAATGTTTTTGTAGCTTGTGACTTGTCGTTTGTAGCTTCCGGCCCTGCGCCGCCCCCGCTGCTGAAGATCAAAAAGACAGCGAGGGCGGCCGGGTCGGCGGAAGACTATTGATTCGTGATGCGCTTCAGCGCGGCGGCCTCGCCGGCGACCTTGCCGTAGTTGGCCTCGATGATCTCGCGCGTCTGGTCCATGTCCGGATTGCCCCACAGGCGGTACTCGAAAGTCGCGCCCGTCGTGGGTTCCGTGATCACCTCATAGCGGCTGAGCTGCTGCCGCACCTCAGGGGTCGGATCCACCGGCGCGAACGCCACCAGGATGGCCGACTTCCAGGCGATGAACCCTTCCAGGTTCTCGCTGTTCGAGGGCACCCGCGCGTCGCCCATGTAATCGAAACCGCTCAGCCGGAAGATGCGGCCTTCGCGGATCGGCGCGTTGTCGCCCCAGGCCGATGAGTCCTTGATCGCCTTGTCCTTGAGCAGGCTCACGTCATATGACGAGTTGAGCATCAGCGAGCGGCCGATGCCCGGCCAGTTGGCCAGGTCCGCCACGCCCTTGAGGTCGATCACGTCATCCGTGTCGAATGCCGCGGCGTTCTCCGCCTTCACGCTCGCGCCATAGGTGGCCAGCGTGACGAGCGAGAGCACGTCATTCACCACGTCCAGGCCGAGCTGCTCAGCCAGGAGCGCGGCGCCCATCAGGACATCCATGAACGGCTGACGGGCGAGTTCCGAGCTGGTCCACTTCAAGCCCTGGTATTGGCGCTTGTCGATCGTCACCGTCTTGGCGTCGCTGTTCGTGTTGCCAAAGGTGTCGTAACCGTTGGCCGCCACGAACGCCGTCGAGGCCGTCGTGTTCAGTGCGAAGTAGGGCACCGCCACTTTGTCGGTTCCCTCGAGCTTGAAGCCATTCAGCCGCGTGCTGAAGTTCGCGAGCGCCATCACCTTGATCGCAAAGGCGCGAATCGCCTGCTGCAGGATCACCGTCCGCTTCAGGTCGGAGCTGACCGTGTTGGTGTTCAAAATCGGCATGAGCCGATCCAGGTGCTTCGCGATGATCGCCGCGCGAACGCGGCCGCGCTCGCCCGCCTGCTGTGCGGTGAGGATCGTGTTGCCGCCCCAGTTGCGGAGGATTCCCTGCTCGATCTCCTTGGGCGAATTGCCCACCACGTCCACCTGGGCCGACACGGGCTCGGCGCCGGGCAAAATCGCCGGCCGGGCCGAAAGCTCCGTGAGATAACTCTCATCCTGGGACGCGCGCGCGATCGCCGCCGGCGCCTCCGCGGCCGTGAGCTGGTTGTTCTCAACCAGCCCGTTGATGATGTTCGTGATCTTCTCCTTCTTCGCGGCCGCAAGCTGCGCCGTCACCGGAGCGAGCGCCGCCGTGATGGCGGCCGTCACATCGATCACGTTCGACGGTGCACTGGCCCCCGCCGCGGCGGGCGCGGTGGTGGGCGCCGGCGTAGTCGCCGGGCCGCCGGCGGGAGCCGAAGCCGCGGCCGCGGTGGGCGGCGTGTAAGCCATCACGAGAGCAAACAGCTCCTCGTCCGTGGCCGAATTGTTGAAGGTGACCTTGAGAGTGTTGAGGAGCTTGATGAGCTGCTGGCGGTTCATAACGGGGGCGGGGGTTGGATTTGGCGATGTGCCGGATTTGTTTTTCAGTGTCTCCGGCACATGCCGGAACGATGAGAGATCGAAACTATTGAGCGAGGCCGTGAGCGAAACCTGGGCCGTCACGTCATCGCAGAGGTTCTGTTTCTTGGCGTCGTCGCCGCTCATCCAGGTCTCCGCGCGCATGAAGGCGCGCATCGTCTCCTTGGACTTGCCGCTGCGCTGCGCGTAGGTGTTGGCGATGACGTCCGCGTGCTGGTCCAGCAGGTCGGCCATGCGGCGCATGTCCTCGGAGTTGCCGCCGCAGAGGCTGCTCGGCTCGTGCATCATCAGCATCGAGTTGGCCGGCATCTCCACGCGGTGGCCGGCCATGCAGATCACCGAGGCGATGCTGGCCGCGATGCCGTCCACCCGGCAGGTGACCTTCTCCCCGCGGGCCTTGAGCATGTTGTAGATCGCCAGGCCGTCCCATACGTTCCCGCCTGGAGAATTGATCCGGACCAAAATCTTCTTGTCGGAAGCAATGGCCTTGAGCGCGGTATCAAAATCCTTCGCGCTGACCCCGTCCTCCGAGTACCAGTCCTTGCCGATCTGGTCGTAGATCAGGATTTCAACCGTATCGGTTTCCGTCGCGGAATCCTTAACCGTGAACCAGTTGCGCCCGGATGGATTGGGCGGGCCGTTCCAGATCGGCAGGCGGCTGACGAGGGTTGGCGCGAGGCGGTTCATGCGGCGAGCGCCTCCTGCGGGTTGGCCGCGGCCTCCGCGGCCTTCTCGGCGGCGAGCTTGGCCGCCTGCTGTTTGAGCCCTTCGAGCACCGCCTGAATGAGCGTCCCGGGCGGCAGGCCGTTTTCCTTCTCTATTTCCAACGCGAGCTTGAACTCGCGGCCGCGTTGGCGGAGCACCGTGCGATAGTCCTCACCCATTTCGGCGCAAATGCCTTCCAGCGTGCGCCAGCCGGCTTCGTATTCGGCGATCAGCGCCGTCGAATTGCGGCCCACGTCCACGTTGACCGACCGCGGCGGCCGCGTCGTGACCAGGCGCCAGTCGGCCGGCTTCTCGAAAAGGTTCTCGTCGTTCTTGATGTTCCAGTCCGTGACCCAGAGATAGACCTGGGTGAAGGCCGCCTGGAGCACCGCGCTGCGCGAGCGGAAAAAGGCATTCTGCACGTCCAGGTCCGCGCGTGTGACCGTGCCCTGGACCGAGTAGGGGAAGACCAGCAGCTTGGAAATCCCGACGCCGGCGCAAATCTTGCCCGTCAAAAGATCCCAGTACTCTCGCTCGGCGATGCTCGGCCGGTTCATCTCCGGCCGGTTGAGCTTGTCGCCCCGCTTCATGTAAACCGTGCGCGGCCCGAAATGCTGCTTGTAGTAGGCCGTCCGCGTCTCATCCGTCTCGGTGCCCGCGCTCGTCTGGGTGCGCTGCGGGAAGCGTTCGCGCCGGAGCTGCTCGGGATCGGCCTCGCCCGCTTCGTTCTCGACCGCTTCGGTGAGGCTCGCCAGCTTCTTGGCCACGCCGGCGGTGAGCATCTGCAGGTCGTCGAGGTCGTGGAGATCGTTGAGCACCGCGTAGAGCATCGGCAGCCCGCGGTACTGGTTGGCCCGCGAAGGCTCGAAAATGTGGATTACCTCATCGGCCCCGCGGCGCGTCCAGGTTGCCTCTTCGACTCCGTCCCGAACCCAATAGGCGACCGGCCGGCCGCGTCGATCGACCTCGATCCCCTCGACGATCGTTTTCCCTTCATCGACGAAGCGCCCCGGCGGCGTGCTGATCCGGTGACCCTCGATCAATTGCACGCGCGGCCGCCTGGTGGGGCGGCCGCGCTCGGTGGAAATTTCCTCGCCGTAGGTCTTCAGCAAAAAGACCTCCCCGTCAAAGAACCAAATCCGGGCGGCGAGGGATTGAAGAGTTGAGAAAGGCTGCCGGCTGGTCAGGTCGCAAAACATCGACCATTGGTTGAAGGCGTTGGCATTCGCCTGGTTCCATCCCTCGTTCGAACTCGCGGGGATGAACTGCAGCCCATTCGGCCCCACCGTGTACTGTTCAAAGAGATCCGCCAGGCGATTGGCGATCGCGTTGTTGCGCTCGAAGTAACGGCTCTTGCGGACCAGCTCCTCGCGCGTGGCTGGATCCGCGTCATACCGTTGGTCCTGCACGAACCCCGGCAGATAACTCCGTCCCGTGGACCAGCGCTGGCCGGCCTCGTAGCGGTTGGTGATGACCGCCCAGGCGAAAGCGAAAATTTGAAGGAGCTTGTGCATCAACCCGGGGGCGGCGTCGCGGGCGCTGCGGCCGCCATCGCGTCGTCGATGTGCAGGCATTCGCCCAAGGTGACGTAAAGGAGGTTGGTGCCGGGCGGAACTAGCCTGGCATTGCAGGTCGTCGAGCCGGGCTGGATCTCAACGATGGTTCCGGCGTTAATGGCGCCGCCGCAGTCTTTGCCGACGACCTTGTCGCCGACCTTTGCTTCCCTGCCGTTTTTGTAGTGCATAAAATTTTTCTGCCTTACGCCGGCAGCGGTACCCCCATGCGAATGAGCGAGAAATCCTCCAGCGTCTCCCGGACCGGTTCGATCATTGCCATCATCTCGGCGAAGATCTGCGCATCCGTGGGCGTGCCCCCGAGCGTGGCCACCGCCTTGTCATACCGATCGAGCAAGTCGGAAATCATCTCCGCCGCGCACTGCGGAGTCAGGGAAGCGCCGTTCTGGGGGAGCGCGAAGGTGGTCGTGTGGCCATTGGCGGCCGTGGCGATCAGGACCTTGCCTTTTGCGGTTTCGGTAAGGCGGGCTTGGGCGGCGGATTTGAGAACGGCGGTGAGAGTCGAGGAGGCAGCCTCCGCGTCCCATTTCAGGCCGCGCAGGGTGAGGCGTTTATACGCTGTGGCAACCACGCTGCCAAACTGGGCCACGCTATGCCTGGCTGCGAACCGTCAATGGTGAACAAAGGTGCGGAAAGGTGAATGGAAGTGAACCTCGATTGGCGAAGGCCTCCCGGACGTGCCATTGGGGCCCATGCGCGCGTTGCGTTACGCGGAGCTGCTGAAGGATCGCCGCTGGCAGAAAAGGCGGCTCGAAATCTTCGCACGCGACGCCTGGGAATGCCGTGCACCTCGCTGCCCAAACCGCGGCCGCAATGAAATCTCCCTGGCCGTCCATCATCTCGAGTACCTCCCCGGCGTCCTGCCCTGGGATCATCCCGACAACCTGCTCCTGACGTTGTGCCAGCCCTGCCATGACCGCCGCCATCGGCGCGAGGGCGAGCAATTCGCCTTCACCTTCATGGCCGACCTGGCCGCCTGACCCAAGTAGGACAGGCCGTCTCGGCTGTCATCACTATGTATTTTTGCTCTTCGCGCCGCCGAGGCCTCGGCGCCGGGCCCGGCTGCCGCCGGCGAGCTGGCGTTTTCAATGCCCGCTTGGTCGGAAATGAGACGGAAATGAAACCCCGTTTTAACTCAAAGGTTAGACCGCGGCATCCATGTAGAATCCGATTGGATTCTAGTCAGATTCCCTCCCTGCCTCCTGCGCTGCCTTGTCCCTTTTTGCTCCCTCAATCGTGGCGGTGAAAAGGGACATGGCCGTCAAGGGCAAGGATTGCTGACAATCATTGCCCTTGCAGATATGCAGATTTTTTTCTGCAAATTTGCATCTAGTCCACCCCCGCCGTTTCCCGGCCATTTCCGGCCCAAACCGGTGGACTACTTTCCGAACGGCGGCGGATTCCGTATCAGCCAGACGAGGGCGCTGGAAACGGTGGACCGGCCGCCGGGCATGAGGAAACCGCGGCGCTTCATCTCGCGCACGTAGCGAACGGAGCGGCGCAGTTCGAAGGCGAGTTCCTTGGCGGTGAGGAGCGTGTTTGGGTCGGCGCTCATTTGACGTTGGCGCCGATGATCCCCGCCTGCTCCATTTGCAGGGCGATGTAGCATTCGTCCACGAATAGGTCGTTGCGATCGGCGTGCTGCACCCAGACCGTTGTGCGCTCCCCGGTGGACGGAATGATCTTCTCCTCGCGATCCTCGGCCTCCATGTGCTTACGGTAATCCGGCGAGACATCGCCCGGCACCTCCCATTTGACCGTTGGGCTCGAGCGCAGCCAGGCCAGGCGCTCGCGGATGCCGTGCTTGGAATAGAGGCAGAACCGCGGCTCATCGGCATCCCGCTCCTGCGAGGGCGGCGCGTTGAGGCGCACATGGAGGAAATCCTTGGATTCATCGGACCAGATTCGTTTGATCGGATTCCCGGCCTTGTCCTTGCCGTGCGAATAGAAAGCCTCGCCGCCCCCCTTGATTGCATTGATCCCGTATTTCAGGCAGAACCGGTACACGTGCTCGGCGTCGTGGCCGGAGTCCGCGACGCCGTGCCGGCGGATGCATTGATGCCGGTCCAGAATCTCGATCACGTTGTCGTCTGTCTCGACCTTACCCTCGAACACCAGCAGCGAATCCCCGATGTTCAGCGTGTCGCGGATGAGCAGCCACCAATGATTGAATTCGCCCTTACCCAGCGAGCCCTGCTGGTAATCCAGCGCGAAGAACCGCGCGTAAAAATCCGGATGCTTGAGCAACCCCTCGCGGTCCTTTTTGAGCGACGTGTTCAGCGTCACTTTCCCCACGATGGGCCGCTCCTTGGGATCCCAAAACTTGCATTCGCGTTCCTTCAGGTAGCGCATCCATGGCTCGGGATCGCCGTACTTCAGCGCGTGCAGCGCTTGGTGCTTCTCCTCGATGAGCTTGATGAATGGGATGTAATCCACGCTCACCGCTTCGAGCGTAAAGCTCCGGTGCGAGCGGGGAGCGCCAGGATTCCGCGGCTCCGAGTACTTGCCCGTCATCGAGAGCGCCCGCCTCTCGTGCAAATCATCCCGGAAGGTGAACCCGCAGGGCATTTGAAAGCGGACCGTGGGCGCCAGTTTGTTGTAGTCGTAGCGCCCGTCCGGAGTCTTGGCCGCCTTCGAGTCATACCGCAGCCCGCCCAGTTCGGGATGTTCGTCCTCCCAGCGCGTGCGCATCGCATGCATTTTTCCGCAGCCGGGACAGCGAACCTCCCAATGCTCCTGCGTGCCGGCCAACCAGGACTGATGGAACTGGTCCCCCTGGTTTGATGCGTTCGAGATGTTGAAGATCACCGAATTCCAGAAGGCCGTCGTCCGGTTGAATGCCTTCTGCAGGTGGCCCGGCTTCCAGTTATGCAGTTCCTCGTTGAGCTGGAACCGGATGGCGTCGCTGTCGAGGTTGCTCGACGTGAACGCCCCCTGCACTATCAGGTTGCAGTGCGGGAACATCACCAGGCACTTCGTCCATTTGTTCTTCTCGGGCGGTTTCCGCGCCATCACCGTGGGGCAGGCCTTGAGGATCCGTTCGATCCGCTTCGACCACCGTTCCGCGGCCTTTTCATCGTCCTCCCAGTTGTATTGGATGTCCCCCGAGCTGGCGGTGGACAGCCAGCGGCACAACGCCACCTCGCCGGCCGCGCTGCCGCCCGCCTGCACCGGCTTGCAGTAGTCGATGATCCGCGTGACCCGGTCGTCGCTGCATTCGATCGGTTCGCGGTTCCAGGGCGTGATCGAGATGTCGAATTTCTCGGACCGCGCCGAGCCCGGCAGCCGGACGAACTCCTCCGCAAAACTCACCACGGATTTAAGGGGCGATTTCGGGATCGCCTCTGCGAAGAGGCGCGCGACTTTACCCTCGACAGAGTCGCCCGTGAGGTTAGACATGGGGTGTCCGACCCTGAGTGTGCATGTAAGATCGTGTTTCTGCGAGAAGCAACTTGAAGGCCCGGCCGGAGCGCCGGGCACCGCCTCGGCATCCCCATGAACATGGCCGTCCAATACCGCAAGGAATTGCGGTCGATTGCCCGCGAGGAGAAGAAAATTTCCCGTTGCGATCGGCTCGGGGACCGCATCCTGCGCAAGGCGATCGCCGCCCTGAAGCGGTCCTTTATGCGGGACCGCAAAGCCCGCGCCCATGTGTTCAGTCGCCTGAAGCGGCGCCGCGCGATCCTGGAAGGCCGCCTCCGATGAACGTCCGCGCCCTGGTGGACCGCGGCATCGAGCTGCGCGCCGAGATCAAGAAACTCCAGAAGGAACTCGACGGCATCGAGGTCGCGCTCGAAAGCGCCGGCTACGAGGGCACTCACCGCGAACTCAAGGACGAGGACCGCGAGGGCCGCCGCTGGATGGCCGCCGGGTCCCGATTGATCATTCCGGTCGTGTTCACCGCCGACAAGATCGTGTCGAGCTTCAAGAAGGATTCCCCGCAGCACACCCGGGCGGCCGCCGCGGCCGCGGGCAAGCTGGGCGAGTTCTATCTTCCCGCCACCACCTTCGAAAACCGGTTCAAGGATGGGAAGCAGTTCCGCAAGGCCGCCGATGAGACCCTCGGCCAGGCCGCCCCCGGTTTCATCACCGTCTGCCTGGCGCGCGACAAACACGGCGTCCCCAAGAGCGATGTGAAGATCGCCTGGGAGGATGCGGAACCGGTAAAGTAGGACAGGCGTCTCGCCTGTTATCCATTTGGCCTGGTTAAGAATTCCCCGGAACTTTCGGGTTTAGTTAAGCGGAAGCGTTTTAACCTATCGGTGAAATCGAGCGTGTTTATTAACCGCTGCCCAGGAGGGACTGGAATTTCTCGCGCAGGGATTTTTTCATCCTGTCGATCTCCCCCTGGCATTTCGCGCTGATCGCCAGCTCATCCTGCCCCTTGAGTGACCCCGGAAGCTCGCTCACGAATACCCGGTCCAGCTCCGAGAACAATGCCCCCATGCACGCCCGGATCTCCGTCTCGGCCTGGTCCATATCCATCACTTTCCGAGCATCCCGGTCGTGGCCCATCTTGGCGCGCTTGGCCAGCCATTTCTTCAGCTCGTTTGACCAGTCGATACCGTCCTCTTCCTCGCCCGTCCGGCCGAACACCCAAGCCAGGAACTTCTCCAGATCCACCCGGTTCCACTTGAACGCGTCGCAGCCGGACTTCTTGGATTGCTTGAGCAACGCCAGGGGCACGTGCGCGCGCGCGGAGGCCTCGGCCATCGAGGAGTAGATCGGCAGCTTGCCGGCGTCCGTTTCGCGCGGCCGGCCGGGCTCCTTGGGCGGAACCGGCTGGTTTGCCTGGGCGACTCGCTGGCAGAAGGCGGCATCCGTCGCGGAGATTCGTTTGCCCTCGCGTTGCCGGCGGAGGATCGCGGTAATGCGCCGGGCGGCGGCGGTGAAGTCGGGACTCAACACGTCGCGGAGATTATATCGGGATGCGGTAAAACGAAACTTTCTCGTCGCTGCGGGGCAGGTGAGTAAAAGCATTGCCAAGGCTCACCCCGCCGGGGTAGCGTCCGCCAACTTCCTGGGTTTCCATGAAAGACGAGCCAGTTCTTTTTACGCTTCCGCCGCAGATTTCTCCGGCCGTCGCACGAAAGTTCAGGGTCCGGAATCCGATCTGGACTGAATGCAAGGCAAAGCTCATCGACCGGTATCTCTATTTCTTCATCCTAATCACGAAGCACGGAACGTACATCGACGCCTTTGCCGGACCGCAGGAGCCGAGTAAACCGGAGATGTGGTCGGCCAAGCTGGTGTTGGAGAGCACGCCGCGATGGCTCCGCAATTTCCATCTCTTCGAGCAGAAAAAATCCCAGGTGAAGCACCTCGAGGCAATGATCGCGGCCCAGCCCGAACGGGACAAGGCGAAGCGCGAGCCCAAACGGCAGGTAAAGCTCTATTCCGGCGACTTCAATCAGAACATCCTCAAAATGCTCTCAGAGCATCCCGTGCCGGACAAGGAAGCCAGCTTCTGCCTGCTCGACCAGCGGACCTTCGAGTGCGATTGGGCCTCCGTCAAAACCCTGGCCACGCATAAAACCGGTGGGAACAAGATCGAGCTTTTCTACTTCTTCCCGGAGGGCTGGATCAATCGCAGCATCCATGGACGAAAAAATGAAAAGGCGTTGAAGATGCGGAAATGGTGGGGGAACGATGACTGGCCCAAACTGCTCAAACTGCGTGGCGCCCAGCGCGGCCAACATGTCGCAGACCGATTCCGCACCGAGCTGGGATACAAATACGCCTTTCCGTTCCCCATCTATGAAAAGAAGGATGCCGGCGGCAAGATCATGTATTACATGATCCACGCCTCCGACCATGACGAGGCCCCGATCTTGATGTCGCGAGCGTATGGCAAGGCGCTCGACAAAAAGGAAACCGCAGAGCAGATGGAGTTACTGAAGGAGGAGTTGCACGCGCCGTCGAGCGCGAATCAGAGCAACACGGCGCCCTTGGGCTCGGCTTCTCCCCAATAATCGAGGGTGGATTTGGTGGCGTACTGGAGGAAACGCAACTTAGGCTTGCGATCGGGACCGCGCTGTCGGCGATAGATAAGGGCGTGGGCCTCGAAGGTAGCCCGCGCGTAACGCTCCCAAGCCATTTTGTCCGTGCTCACCGTTTCCAAGGCCGCCGCCTCGGCATCTAAGCCGCCTTTGCGGAGCGCATTCACAGTGCGAGTGAAGGAATCGCCGCGGAGATTGATCACTTCCGCCCAGATATGCTCGCATTGGTCGGAGCGGATTGCGGCGGCCATGTCGCCGGCGAACTTGTCATAATCGCGCTGGGGCAGGCTGGGACAAACCATTCCGAAGGTGCGGAAGCCATGGTCCTGCAACCAGTGGATTGAAGCCAGGCGTTTGCTCACCAGCGGAGCGCCCGCCTCAAAAGTGGAAGCAAGCCTATCGTCGAGCGTGCCCGTGCTGACGCCGAAGATGAGGCGTTGTTGAACCGTGGACGCGGGAAGATCAAAGCAGAGCCTATCGGCGACCTGCGGAAGCAGATGGCTCTTGCTGAGCAGGCGGATTTGCCACTTGGTTTCGGCGAGGATCACTTTGCAGGCTTCGACGGTCTCACGAACCAGATCGAGATTGCTTGCCACATCAACCAGCGGACTAGCGTAGATGACGAGCTGTTTTCGTGCGAGCGCCCGGCCCTTGGTCGTGGCGAGCTGCTTGCGCAGTACGGAAATGGGGTCCTCGCGACGTATTACGATGTCCTCGTGCGCACCGCGAACGCCTTGTGCGTCGAGCCATGGACGATACTTGCGGGTCATGTCAGGCACGTAACAAAACGAGCATGAAAAGGTGCAGGCCGAGCCGGTCGTGAATGTGAGACCGTCGCACAGCAGCTTATGCCGGAAGCCGGAATCGAAATTCACGACCGACTGGCTGGGAACGGTAAAGACGGGTTTACCATTCATGGTGGACCGCTGAGCGATCACGGGTGGGGCGATTGCGTTCATGCGCGGGTTTTTTCCATGAGCGCGGACAGACTTAAGCCGCGGGGGGTGCGCTCGGCCTGTTCCCATTTCTCGTAAGAGCGGCGGGAAATGCCCAGCCGGTCTGCCGCCGCCTGCTGCGTGAGCTTGGATTTCCTGCGCCATGCTTTGAGGTGCTTCGGCACGTCAATTTGCTTTGGCGCTTTCATCGCGGCAGGAAGCTACCCGCTTGGGGTGAATGGCGTCAATCAATCGCCCAGCTTGAAATCGTCCGTGCGGGTGGCACGGGCGATGGCCTCGTAGGGGTCGGGGCCCAGATCGGCGGGGTTGGCGATCTGCGCGCCCTCGGTCCAGAAGTGCTGGTGGCCGCGGCGGCGGGCGCGGCCTCTGAGGGTGTGCTTGTCGAGCGCGCAGTCTGGTACCTCAAACTGGAGCGTCTGACGGGCTTCGTAGGCCCAAATGAGGGCATGGTCCACCAGCCGGCTCTTGCGTGCCCGGGCGATTAGGATGACGGCATGGACCAGGAACAGCCGTTCGGGGCCGTGGCGCTCGTCCTTCTTGCGTTTCTGGTCGGACCAGGCTTGGTAAAGCGCCTGCACCGCGGCGGCGAGGCCAGGCTCGGCCAGGCCGACGTCTTCGCTGGTGATGATGCGCAGGCGTTTCCAGCAGTATTCGGTGTAGCCGGACAGGTCGAGTTCGGTGGCCCAGAATAGGGCGTCCGGTTCGAGGCCTCGGCGGAGGGATTTCTGGAGGGCGGAGGCGACTTCACCGAGTTTGAAGCCGCCGATGGAATGGAGTTCGGCGAAAGTCATGGTTCAGGCAATGAGGAGGTTTACGGTTTCCGCCCATTCAGCGAGGACGGTATTTTTGCTGGCGTTGGCGAATTGCGTCCCGATGCGGAGCAGTTCGGCGGGTTCGATCACATCGACCACGACGGCGTAGTCGCGCAGTTCGCTGACCGCTTGTTCGGCGAGTTCCTTGGAGGGAGCCAAGAGGCGATCCCAGAAACTCTGCTGCTGGTCGGCGTCGTAGGAGATGACGAGGAATTTCTTCATGGCGCGATTTCCTCCGGTTTCAGTTGAAGAGTTCGCAGTCCAGGGTGCGCTGCGTGCGCGGAATCCAGTAGTCGTTGGAGAACCAGAGCCCGTCGATCTGGCGCCAGTCGCCCAGCAGCTTGATGCCGTCCCTGACCGAGAGCATGGCAAAGCGACTCGGAATCTGGCGCAGCCAGTGGAAGCCGTGATGGTGGACCGCCGCGGCGGCGACGCGGGAGTCGCTGACGGGACCTTGGAGGTCGAGTTCCTGCACGTCGGCGAACTCGCGCCAGGCCGACCAGGTCCCGTTGTGGAACAGGACCGAGCGCGCGCGGCCATAGCGTTTGGCGGCCGGCCGCGGCGCGATTGGGAATGGGTGACAGAGTTCGGCGCGCTTGCCGCCGACCGTGGCGATGCGGAAGTGAACGATCACCGGCCCGCTGAGCGTGCTCAGCGAGTCGGCAATGCCCGCCGGCGAGAGGCCCTTGAGGTAATGGACTTCGCCGTCCTGCACCCAGGCGAGACCGGAACCGTCCGGATTCTGCTTGGCGCAGGCGTCGAGCGTGTCCAGGTCGGGCCGGTATTTCCGGCCGGATGAAGCGATGATGACGCACATGGCAAGCCTTAGTTGAGGTTGTTCGGCTTGATGATGAAGCCGTTGACGTAGTGCATCCGGGCGGCGCTCCGCGGGAAGATGCGGCGATAGAGGTTGGTGGACCATTCGCGCGCCTTGACGCAGTCGCCGTTGAACACGACGGCCGCGGCGAAGGCGAAGAGGTAGGTGACGACCGAGAGCTTGCCGACCAGAATGATTTCACGGCTGGCCGAGCGGATCCTGCCGTCGCTGTGCAATCCCTCGATCGGCGCGATGGCATCGAGGTTGAGAGTCCACTGCGAGCCGTAGGCGTCGCAGAGCTTCGCATGCAGCGTCGTGAACTTGAGCTTGCGTTCCTCGACCACGCCGCGCCACGGCTTGGCGGCGCGGAACTCGCGGAGGGCGGCGAGGACTTCGGGCTTGTAGGTTTGGACCGGCTGTTCGCCGGCGTTCGGATTGATTCGATTTGTGCTCATGATGTTTTTGGTTGTTGAGGTTGCTGTCGCGGAAAGGGGTCATTCGGCCGGGGCGGGCGTGCCGGCTTTGGCGAGGTCGTACTTGCCCGCCATCTCGAGCGCCTTGTCCAGCATCGGGCGGAAGCGCGAGGCGAAAACCGGGCAGGCGACCAGGCGGAGAACGGGGCGGACCTTGAAGAGATTCCAAACGGCATCGGTGCCGCTCCAAGGGCGGTTATCCCATGAGGGGATGGTCTTCAGTTGCGCCGAGATGCGGCAGAGCACCAGCACGCTGAACAGATGGGCGAGGACCTTGTCCGCGTTAAGCGTGCCCGCGAAGCATCGGAACTCGACGGTCCTGTTGCGCGGGACGTTCGTGAGGTTGAGCATCTGGTACCGGGAAACCTCCGCAGCGGTGTGGATGGCCTTGGTCCGGCGAAGGCGGCGGACTGTCTGCTTGTACTGGTCGCCCGGCTTCGCGCAGAAGTGCCCTTGCTCGCGCCCAAGCGTCCCGGTCTGGGCGTAGAGCGCCGTGGCGTTGAAGCTGGCGACGTGGGCGAGCTTGGCGATGAATTCGGCGATCGCTTCCGCGCGGGCGGCATCGGTGAGCCCGTCGAGGCCGACGTGGATGTGCAGTCCGCAGGAGGCGTTGACCCGCGCGCCGATGGAGTTAAGCCAGGCGACGAACTCGAGCAGATGCGCCACCCCGGCCTCGCCCTTGAGCACCGGCGAGACGAACTCGCAGGCTTCATGGCCGGCGGCGCGCACCATGATCGAGCCATCGCGCTCGGCCTTCCAGCACTGCCCGGCGAAGGCCGGGCCGTTGCGGATGGGAAAGCCACCGTGGTACGGACCCACGGTGACGATGCCGTGCGGGATGGTGGTCTCGATCTCGACGCCGAAGGTGAGGGATTCGATGTTGGAAGGAAGGGAACGCGCTGACATTTGATTGCCTCTCGTTTGGTTGTTGTTGATCACGGGAACAGACTACCCCAACGGGGTAGTTGTGTCGCGCGAAAAAGAGCCTCCAGTGAAGATTGAAGGAGCGCTCATGGACGCCCCCGGCAGGATTCAACCCGCTAAACCAGGCTCAGAAGGGAAGGTGGAGGGTGATCTTCTGGACGCCGGCATAATCGCGCTTGCGCGTGCCGGAGAAGCCGCCCAGGCGGAAGATGGGGCCGTATTTCTTCCGGAGCAGTGCGACGTCGGCCCGCTCGGTCTCCGAGTTGCGGTGCGCGGCCTGCCCGCCGGCGCCCTTGAACGTGTCGCGCTGAACAAATGTATAGCGGCAGTTCTTGAGGCAAATCCGGTGGCGGAAGGCGTTCAGGGCGCAGATGTCGTAATCGTTCTTGGCGACGATCCGTTCATCGAAGCGCAGGCGGTGGCCGCGGCGGAAGCCGATCGCGCAGCCGTTGATGTAGCCGGTGCGCATGATCGGCTTGAGCCCCGTGTAGTAGCGGATCGCGCCGTTGCTAGCCTCCCAGCCGAACAGAAAAGCGCCGGTCTCCCGGGCGAGCTGAAGCGTGTGGGCGATCACTTCCTCGACCAGGGCCGGCTCGCGGATCTGGGTGTCGCCTTCGCCTGGCGAATTGAAGCAGCGGGAGAGCGCCGTGAGATCGTCATCCAGGAAGACCAGGTCCTCGCCGCTGAACCGCTCGAGCAGCCAATTGAGCTTCGGCGTCAGGCCCTTGACCGAGTCAGGATGCGTGAGGACTTGCGGCGTCACCTTGCGGTATGCGGCGGCCTGGCTTGCGGGCACGGCGACCAGGAAGTTGTTTACGAGCCTTTGCGTGGTCATCGTCGCGGCCCTGGACATCGAGGGAATGATGATTTTCATGGAGAGCGTCGAGGCAGGTCTTGAACGGAACACAGCGGCCGATCCCGATGCCGGTCTTCTTGTAGGAAGATTCGGTCCGCACGCCGAAGAGCGTCTGCAGGTGGACGAAGTCGGTCTCGTTGTCGGTGAACACGAGGACGTAATCGTATCCTTCGTTGAGCTTGGCAGTGATGGGGAACTCGGCTTGCTCCAGCATCTCCTCCAGTTCCTCAAGCTCGAAGCCGCTCAGCAGGCGCATGTCCTCGCCGAGTTCGGCGAGAAGTTTCTTCAGCTCCTCCGTGTCGATCTCTGCCATCTGCGGAAGCCCGTTGTCTGCGAGCATGTGCGCGGTCTCATCCGCTGGCGTCTCGAACTTCTGAACGTCGATCGGAATTCTGCGCCAGCCCTCCTGCCTCGCGGCAAGCCAGGCGCCATGACCGGTCACGATCAGGCCCGAGCGTTTTGAGATGACGACCGCCCGGCGCCAGCCCTGATGCAAAAGAATTTTGGCGTAGAGCGCGAGCTGCTTGGGCGGATGGTCGTTCGGATTCCGAGGATTGGGCTTCAACAATTCCGTCGCCTCGAGCTTCGTGTGAGCGCACCGCACGACGGGTTCGTCGCGGGGGGTTTTGTGCTTTTTTTGATTTTTCGATTTCATAGGCGCGGATCGGTTGGCTTTGGCCCCTGTGAGGTGTCGCGGCGGGTAAGAGATTCCTTTGACATCATGCCAGGGCGGCCGGGGTGAGCTTTATGGGCCCGCGGTCGGTGATCAGGCCCATCGTGCGCAAACGGGCCAAGTTCGAGCCGTAGCGCCCGCCATTGGGGTGTATAGCGAGTGCCTGGGCCAGGCTCTCGCGGTCGAAGGTTCCGCTGTGCAAAAGGACCTCGAAGATGGCGCGCTGTGCGCCGTCGAGTACTTGCCTGACTGCATCCGGACCGGTGGGCGTGGGGCGAGCTGCCTTCCATCCTTTCTCGGTGAGGTCGCAGCCTTCGATGAATCCCTGCGCGCGCAGCCAGGCAAGGTTGCTGCCATAGCGCCCGCCATTGGGGTGAATACCTTCGGGCGGGATCCAGCGGGCGATCATCTCCCGGTTGGGGGTGAGGCCGCGGGCAATCAACATCCCGATGGTGTCGAGTATCTTCTGTTTTGCCGCGTCGAATTCACCCTCTGATAGATGTTCCACTGCGGGCCTTGGCCTGTGCATTGGTGCCGGTACCGGCGGGAGAATGGCAGTATGCATTATGCGAGTGGGAATCTGCATATCCGCTTTCTCCGCGAGCAATTGGGTGAGCGAGGTGCGCAAGGAGAATTGCATCTCCACGAGCTTGCTCAGTCGATCGGCCATGCTCTTGGCCGTCCTTTCGATGTGCGCGCTCGCCTGGTCAAAGCGCAGCAGATCGGTCTTGGTCATGATTCGAATTTGTCTGGTCTCGATCTTGGCGGGCGCCGGAGCAGCCTTTTTCTTCAGCTCAGTTTGCAGCTCCGCGATCCTGCGCTTGAGTGCGTTGGGGTCGTTGTCCTTCGCGCGCTCGGCCGAGGCTTTGATCTGCTCGCCCAATTTCTCTAAGTCAACCGGCGCGAGCTGCTTGGGCGCGGCGATCTTCTCCCCGACTTTGGGCGTAGCCGAACTGTCGAACGTCTCCCGCTTGCGCACATCGATGCGCTGGAAGATGTCGAGCCATCCGGGCGACCAGAACCAAGCTGTACCAATTGGTAAGGAAGGCAGACTCTCCAGTAAGGTGTCGCGCTGCTTGGGCGTGCCGTGGACCTCGATCCAGGCTTCAATGGCCTCGCGATCCTGCGGGGCGATAGTGCGCATGACCACCAGGACTTCGATCTGCGTGAGGACATTCTTGTTGAGCACCGCGGCGCGCTGGGTGATGAGGGTGCAGCCGAGGCCTCGGGCGCGGCCGCGGCGGACAATGTCCTCGAAGGAGCCGAGCAATCGCTGTTCGCCGGGCATGGGACGCTGCGGGGCGAAGGCGTCGGCCTCGTCCACCATCAGGTGCAGCGGCCGGCGGTTGAGGCGGTACAGGGCCTCGGCGAAGGCGGTCATGAATCGGACTTGGGCGGCCTTGCGGAAGTGCGAGAGATCAAGGACCGCGCTAAAGCCGTGTTCGACGATAGCGGTGGCTACCGTCTCGCCGGCGCTCTCTTCCAGGGGAACGTCGCCATGATCGCCGCCCATGACGACGATAGAGAGGCCGGCCGATTTGCCATCGGCGCCGGCGCGCAGGCCCCACCAGACGCCGATGGGATCGGCGACGATGATTTGCTGGTCGGCCTTGAGCAGCTCCTCGGTGATGACGGCCGCGGTGTAGGTCTTGCCCACGCCGCGCTTGGCGAGGATCGCGAAGGTTTGCGTGGTCGCCTCCAGTGGCAGGGTGAGATTGTCGGAGATGCGCAACTTGCTCATGCGTTTGCAAGCTCCAGGAGAACGTCCGCATGGCAGGGCTCGCCTGGCTTGCACCAACAGGCCAGGTTCTTCCCGCGGAGAATCCTCCAAATGTTTGTCCGCGGATTCTGCAATGCCTTGAGGGTCACATAGCGCCCGCCGGCATCGAGCCACTCGGGCATGTAATCCTGCCCGCGCGGAGTGCGCAGGCAGCGCCGATACAACGTCACACACTGCGCCGCATTGAAAGTTCGGCCGCCCAGAAATGTGTTCCCGACCCGAAATGGATTCCCCAGCCAGGTGGACCGATCGACCACGATCGTGTTCGCCGGCATCCGCCAGCCCTTCGTCCGCCGACGCTGAATCCGCTTTGGCTTGCTCACGCTATGACCTCCCGTTGTAGCGCCCGGTTCAGATAAGCCGCCGGCTTCCGCGCCTCGCGCAGCGACTCAATCAACTCCGCCGCCCGGCCTGGCTTGGTGTCGAACAGACGCCAGAATCGCGTTGCGGTCGGGCTCTTGCGCCTCAGCAGCTCCTCCCGCAGCGGCCGCAGGCTCGGCGTCTTGGCCAGCCGCTCAAAAATGTGCTCCTGGTGCGTGTCCGGACTCGGACGCCCTCGATCATCGAAATCGCTCGATCTTTGTTCGATTCGATTCGATGATCGAGGCGGTCCCAAGCAGGACGGCGCGAAAACGCCAGCCCCGCTTGGCCTTTCGTCGCGTCCCGTCCCGGACAGGACCGGCCGTCCGTCCTGGGACGGACCGTCCGTCCGGTCCGGGACAGGACCGGCCGGCACCCGCGCGATCTCGGCCAAGGCCGTGCCGAGTCCCGGCTCCTGGAGTAAGTGGAGCTGGGCCGGAGGCGAGCTGGCCGGCGCCGTGAAAGAGGATTCGATTAGGAGCAACCGCCCGCCATCTCTCACGAGATGGCCGGCTTTCTCTAGTTCACGTAACGCGGCACGGGCCTTGGCGAGTCTGTTCCAGGGGTGTGGAACAAAGTGTTCGAGTTCGAAGGCGCTCCCATCGAGCACCATAATCAGAGCGATCCGCTGAGCCTGGCTCCAGCCGCTCGTGGCAATTCCGACTAGGACTGGATCGGTGTGGTTCATGCGGCTAACTTGGCGACTTCATCCGGCACCTCGAAGAATCCTTGCCGGCCGGATACGAAGTAATTCTCGCCGGCCTTGATCGGCCGGACGTTATCGAACTGCCAGACAAAC